GCAGGCTTCCGCCGCCAAGGACACGGCGACCGCCCTGGCCAGGGCGACGGTACTGGAGGCGTCCGACGCCAAGGACGCCCTGTGGGCCGACAACGCCCGCACGATGGCCAACCTGATGTGGAGGTCGGGCAAGCACGCCGAGGCCGCAACCTGGCTGGGCGAAAAGGCCGAGTCCCTGGCCGCGGACACCGCCGACCTGGCGGGCGACGTGCGCGATCAGCGCAAGAGCGCGCTGGTCAACGGCTGCCTGGACCTCGTGAAGCTCGAAGCCGACCAGACCGCCCGGGCCGCCCTGGCGCGCACAGCCCTGACGATCAGCGACACCAGCAACGGGGCGTTCATGGCCCTGTACAACGCGCTGGTGGCGTCCAACAAGCACGACGACGCCCTCAAGGCGTGCCTTGACTACTCCGGCAAGGCCGCAACGGCCGAGGCGATGCGGTCTCGGCGGCTGGCCCTGATGGTCCAGCTCAAGCGGATGGGCGACCTCAAGGCCGAGGCGACGGAGTACCTGAAGGTCGCTGCCGACCCTGCGGGCGCTACCAAGGCCCTCGCGCACGTGCTGCCGACCGACGACGTGGCCTTGTGCTGCGGCCTGACGGCCCAGCAGGTGCTCGACGGCCGCAAGCTCGAACTCCGCAAGATCGCGGGCAAGCTGAACTCGCAGATGTTGCTGGCGCTGGCCGACCAGCTCACCAAGGGCGGAACGGCCAGGCCCCTGACCATCAGCGACGACGCCAGGAGCCTGGCCGAGACGCTGGCCGGCGCGCCGCTGGCGTCGTTCCTTGTTCCACTGCTGAGGGGCGAGTACCCGGCCGCCTTCCGCGAGGCATACACCAGGGCCAAGGCCGCCGAGAACGACAGGGACTACGTCGCCTGGGTCAACGCGGCCGCCGGTGCGATCCGCTGCATGGAGCAGCACTACAACGGCAAGGCGCTGGAGTTCGTCAAGTTCGTCAACGGCACCGTGGCGACCAACCCCGTCGCAGACCTGGTGAACCCATGAACAGAATGGCAATCGCAATCGTGACGCTGACGTGCATGACGTGGCCGGCGTCGGCCGCCGAACCCCAGCGCCCGAAGGTGCCGGAGGATCGGGCAGTTGTCTCGCTGGGCGCAGCGATCAATGAGCGTGCGGCGGTGGCCGTCGTCGGCCCGAAGCCCTTCGGCGCTGACGAGTTGTACGGCGGGCGGGCTATCCGCCTGGTTCTCTCCTGCGAGGATGACCAGGCCCTGCGCGACCTGTTGACCCGCGAGGGGCTGACGCTCCGCGACGGAGGCGAGGCCCGCAAGCCGCCGGAGTTCTTCACGGCGGTGGCCTGCAACTCCAGGCAGCAATTCAGCCGCGAGGACGACGCCCTTGAGAAGATCGACTCGCCCTCCCCGCCAGGGGCCCCAAGGGCCGGCGTCCGCGTGCTGCGGTTCGCAGACTATAGAGATGTGGCGCGATCGGCGGCAGCGACGGACTATGCCTCCGCCCACCCGGATGAGAAGTACATCGTCATCGCCGAGCCGGCCGGGCTGTCCGTCAATGCCCTCAAGGTGCTGGCCGGCCCGAACATCGTCGCCGTGGTGGTCGGACACAACCACGCCGCCGAGGACAGGCCGGAGGACTACTCCCAGGCCGCCGAGGAGGTCAAGCGGGTGGTCAAGGTGATCCGCATGGTCTCGGACGCCCCGGTGCTGCTGGCGGTCTCGGCCACCAACAAGTTCACCCACAAGACCGAGAAGTCCTGGCCGCAGGCCTTCGGCGACGACCTGGCGGGCTTTGACGGCTGGGCGGTGTACGGCCTGGCCCTGTTCCCGGCCATCCTTGAGGCCCCTGCCAACCCCCGCAAGCTCGTCCTGGAACGGCTGGGGCTGGCGGCTCTTGGCGATCTTGGCGAAAGGCCCTGCGTGCTGATCGAGTTCACAGGCACCCGGTACAACTATAAGCCCGCCGACGCGGAGTACATCCGCAAGATCTGGCGGGCCAAGGCTCCGCTGCTGCTGAAAGCGATGACCCTTCAGGAGTGGCGCGGCTTGGTGGTCTGGTCGGACAGCATCAACGACGCCGCCCTCAAGGTCGAGGCGCTTCAGGCGGTCGCGGCAGCGCAGGCGGCACAGAAGCAATAATTGGCAATCATTGGCAAAGACCGTCCCCACGGGACGACAGCACAGGAGACATAAGCAATGTCAGGCGAGAACTTCGTACTCGGCAAGGACTGCAAACTGTATTACGGCGAAACCCTCACCGCCACCCCGACCGGCGCGGAGGACTGGACGGAGATCGACAACGCCAAGGATGTGAACCTCCAACTCGACAACGGCGAGGCCGACATCACCACGCGCGGCAACAGCGGCTGGAAGGCCACGGCGGCGACGCTGAAGGAGGCCAGCATTGAGACCGAAATGCTCTGGAAGCCCTCCGACCCGGCCTTCGCGGCGGTCCTGGACGCCTGGCTGAACAATAAGGAGATCGCCGTCGCCGCGATGAGCGGCGGCATGGCCGTAGCTGGTAGCCAGGGCCTGGCCGGTAACTGCGTCGTTACCAGCTTCAAGCGGAACGAGCCGCTGGAGGAGGCCGTCACGGTAAGCGTCACACTCAAGCCGTCGAGCTTCACCACGTGGCTTGTCATGCCGGCCGGCACGATTGCCGCCACCGGCACGGTCACCCTGAGCGGCCAGCCTGGCGACGCCAACATTGTCGTCATCGGCGACGGCGTCAGCACGGTCACGTTCGAGTTCGACTCGGCCGCTGATCCCGGCGCCGTTGAGGCCGGCCACACCCGCATCAAGATCGGCGTGGCGGCATCGAACACCATCACGGCCCTGATCGACGCGATCAACGCGTCGGCCCTGACGATTGGCGCAACCGAAGGCGCGGGCGACTCTGCCGACCTGACGCACCAGACGCTTGGCGTCATCGGCAACGTGGCGATCACCAAGACCGGCGCGAACATCGCCGTCACCGGCATGGCCGGCGGCGTGTGACAACGGCAGTAGCCGGGAGCCGGTAGCCAGTAGCCAGTTGGGAAAAGGAAAGAGCTTAGCGGGTGCCTCTGGCTCCCAACCGGCTACGGGCTACAGGCTACCGGCTACCAAAGAAGGAGCGAAGCGACATGAGGACATTCAAGGACAACGCCGGCCGGACCTGGAGCCTGACGCTCAACGTCTGGACGGTCAAGAAGGTCCGGGATCTGCTGGGCGTGGACCTGCTGGACCTGGGCGGGGAATCGGCCTCGGCGCAGAAGCCGGGGCTGCTGTTCAGGCTGATCGCCGACCCGGTGCTGCTGGTGGATGTGCTGTACGTCGTCTGCAAGGACCAGGCGGACTCGGCTTCCATCACGGATGAGCAGTTCGGCCGGGCCATGGGTGGCGACGCCATCGACGCGGCGACCAAGGCTTTCCTCGAGGAGCTGGCGGATTTTACCCCGAGCCCGCGCGACCGGGCGCGGGCCAGGAAGGTGATCGCGACGACGTGGGCGATGATCGAAAAAGCCCAGGACGTGTTGGACGCCAAAGCGGAGAAGGAACTGCCTGCGGCGGTCGAGACCCTTCTGGCAGAAATGTCTGCCCTTGGCAGCTCGTCTACGAGCTCGCCGGATTCGTCGGCGCAGACCCAGGCCCCCTGACCATCCGCGAGCTGCTCTGGATGGCCGAGGGCCGCAACCGGCGGCTGTGGGACCACACGGCGACGATTGCGGCGGCTGCCCTTAGCAGCTTCCGCGACAAGATGATCGACCCGGCCAAGTTGAACCCGTACCGCTCCGGCGGCAAGCGGACCAAGGGCATCCCGCTGACGGCGGCGAATATCGAAATCCTGAAGACGGTGTTTGCAAAAGTCATTGACAGCCCGGCCGGTAAGTCGGGCCCAACCAAGAAGGAGCGTGTGACATGAGACCGATCGGACGAGTTGCGAGCGATATTGCGATGCTCATCGGCGTGCTGGCTGTGCTGAGCACGGCCGGCTGCGGCAACGTGACGCTGAAGGGTGATGCCATGATCAGCGCGGAGACCTCGACGCTGGACGCCTTCAACGCATCACAGCGGGCCGGGGCTGACCCGAACATCCCCCACTGGACGAAGGTCTACCTCGACGAGAACTTCAAGCAGTGGCGGTGCTTCGTCTGGTCGGCCAAGAAGGACACGGCCTGGGGGCCGAAGCTGCCGAGCGAGTCCGCCACGGGCGGATCAGCGCCGGGCACCAAGGCGGGCGGCTGAGTGCTGTTGAAGCTGCTCACGGGGAGCGGATGCTGAGAACAAAAGTCACAGGAAACACAGGAGCACTGACATGACGGACACAATCGACAAAGCCCAGGCGCTGCTGGCGAAGGTTCCCGACGCGCAGCGGCAGGCGGCTGGTGCCCTCTTGGCCGAGTACGGCCCGCGATTCTTCGATCTAGCCCAGGAGGATGCCTGGCAGATGCTACGTCGCCTGATGGCCGGCGACCTGGACGTTGTAACCGAACTGGACGCGAAGCTCAGCGACGACGCATTTATCGCCAAGGTGAAGGCCAACACGGCCCGGTGGGAGAACGTCGCCCAGTACAACAAGGTCCGCGAGGACCTCAAGAATGAAATCCTGCTGCGGCTGGCGCCGATCGTGCTGTCGGTGCTGGCTGCTATGGTGGGTCTTTAGGTACGGAAAGGAGCCTGGCATGAACAAGGTAAGAGATTTCCTCAAGGGCAAGAAGGCGTACATCACCGCGGCTATCGGCTTGCTCGGCGCTGTCGCCGCCTGGGCCGACGGGCAGATCGGCACGGCCGGCCTGCTGGCGGCGGCGTGGGCGGTGGCGCAGGCCTGTTTCATCCGGGCCGGCATCGCCAACGAGGTGCAGAAGGCGCAAGGCTGATAGTTGCCGACAATCACGGCTGCCAGTCGGGTGGCATGTGGAATTCCGGGTGGTGCGCGTACAGCCCACGGAGCTCCTGAAGATGCTGTTCTGGCAACTCCGTAAGCTCGGCCAGTCGATCAAGAACTTCGTCGGATGGGTCCTTGCCTGTTCCCTCCCATGGCAGGAGTTCAAACTTGTTCAGAGTGAGTAGATCATGAACAGCCAAGCCCTTCACCATGTGGATGCCGGCAAGCTTCGGGTTCAGCCCGAAGTGATTGGGGTCTGCCTTGCCCTGGCGGCAAAGCATCCACGCTTGTCCACCAGTCAGGAACTTGCCTTTGGGAAGGTCCAAGGGGTCGAAAGTGATCTTCAGTCCACTTCGGATTGTTCCGTCCAGTTGTGGGTCAACTTGGACCCAACGTTTCTCGCCTGTGTTCCAGTATTCACATATCCAGTGATTCTCGTTGACGCCGCTTGGAAAGTACGTGGCGAAGCCGGCACGGACGCGGGCAGAATAACCTTTGTGCCGCAGGACAGAGCAGGTGAGCAGAGCGAAGTGGCGGCAGACGACGGGAAGTCGCTTCCCAGGTGTTCTCGTGGTTGCAATTGGACGGCCATCAATCTGAGCTATCCGCCTCAGCATTTCCTCGACTCGTCTCGGGCTGTCCTTCATCGGGTCTTGGTCCTTCGAGAGCGTCACGCCGTATCGCCATGCGTGCCCGGCATGCATCAAGACCCCTTGGACAGTAGCAACCAAGTCCGGGATCGAATCGGGCAAGCCATCATAAAGGGCGACATACTTACCCGGCTCAGCCATGGTTCCCTGCGATGCATAGTATTCGACCGCCGATTCGCCCTTCTTCACTGGCGTGCCCTCCTCACCGCCTGGCTTGCACCCACAAAAGCAGATCGTCAACACGGTGACCGGGAATATGGCTACGGCTGTTCGGTGCATTTGAGACTCCATGTAACCTCGCCGGATTCTACTCGTTTCGCTGGAGAAACGTAAGTGCCTAGTTCAACAGGTGCCATCCGTGCCGGCCGGGCTTTCGTCGAGCTGTTCGCCGACGACAGCAAGCTCGTGCGCGGTCTGCGCCGGGCGTCGGCGAAGCTGAAGGCATTCGGCGAGTCCGTCCGCAACATGGGCCTGAAGCTCGCGGCCCTGGGATCGGCCGTCGCCACGCCGCTGCTGGCGTCCACCAAGGTCTTCTCGCAGATGGGCGACGCCCTGGCGAAGATGTCGGCCCCGATGGGCTTCGCCGCCGAACAGGGAATGATATGTTCCGCATGAAGACCGTCAGCATGGACATGTTCTTCGACACCGAGCGTGTCAAACGGGCGGCCGACACGGCCACGCGCAAGGTTCTGTCCAAGGCCGGCGCCTTCATCCGCACGGCGGCTAAGTCGAGCATCCGTAAGCGGAAGGCGATCTCGGCGCCGGGCCAGCCGCCCAGTTCGCACACGGGCCTGCTGAAGCGGTTCATCTTCTTCGGCTACGACGCGGATCGGAAGACCGTCGTTGTCGGCCCGATGCGGCTGAACCAGAAGATCGGCGCCGCCCCCGAGGCCTTGGAACATGGCGGCCCATCCACCGTGGTAAGCGGCCGGCGAGGCAAACGCCGAAAGCGCAGGATCAGGATTGCGGCCCGGCCGTATATGGGTCCGGCGATGGTAAAGGTAATGCCCAAGTTCCCGGGCCTTTGGGCAAACTCGGTGAAGTAGTAGCCAGTAGTCGGTAGCCGGTAGCCAGTGAAAACGGAAAGAGCCGCGAGTCGGCTTGCCTCCCAACCGGCTACCGGCTACGGGCTACAGGCTACCAGGAGCAAAGCGACATGGCAGACACCAGTGGAATCAAGGCCGGCAGAGCGTACATCGAGCTCGGCATCGGCGACAAGCTCACATCCGGGCTTAAAGCTGCCCAAGCCAGGCTCAAGGCTTTCGGCGCCGGCGTCCGCAACGTGGGCCTCGGGGTGGCGGGCCTGGGAATGTCAATTGCGGCCCCGATGGTCGCCGCGGCCAAGAGCTTCGCCGACTCGGGGGCGCAGCTTTGGGATATGTCCAAGCGGACCGGGATCGCCGTCGAGGCACTGTCGGAGCTCGACTACATGGCCGCCCAGACGGGCAGTTCTCTCGAAGGCGTCGAGCGCGGCGTCCGCATCATGCAGAAGTCGATCATGGGCGCCGCCGACGCCGCCGAGGGCACTACCGGCAAGCTCGACCATCTGGGCCTCTCGGCCGCGGACTTGGTCGGTAAGGCCCCCATTGAGCAGTTCGGCCTGATTGCCTCGCGTATTCGCGCCATCCGGGATCCATCGCTGAAAGCCGCGGCGGCCCTGGCGATATTTGGTCGATCCGGCACGGAGCTTATTCCGATGCTCGATCAGTTCGAGAGGCTCCACGGCGAGGCCAAGGACTTCGGGATTATCAAGTCCACCAAGTCCGCCAAGCAGGCCAAGGAGTTCTCCGACGCCATGACGCTCATGGGCCGGGTCATCAAGAGCGCCTGGGGCGCCATCGGCTCGGCCATCATCCCGATCCTGCAAGACTTTGTGGGCCGTATCAGCCGCGCGGCGGCGATGGTCCGCGACTGGCTCAAGGCCAACCAGGGCCTCGTGGTGTCCGTCTTTCAGATCGCGGCAGTCGCCGTCGCAGCCGGGACTGGCCTGGCCGTCCTGGGCGTCGCGGTCCAGAAGCTCGGGCTGGTCTTCGGCATCGCGGCCGTGGCGATCAAGGCCCTTGTGCCCGTCCTGGCCTTCATGACCAGCCCCATTGGGGCCGCGATTATCGCCGTGGCGGCGCTCGGTGCCGTGATCCTGGCCGAGACAGGGGCAGGCGGCAAGGCCCTGGACTGGCTGGGCGGCAAGTTCGCCACGCTTCAGTCCGAAGCGTCGGACAGCTATCAGGGCATCGCCGACGCCCTGGCCGCCGGCGAGATCGGCCTGGCCGCCAAGGTGCTGTGGACCACGCTCAAGATGTGGTGGACCACGGGCGTCGCCGGCATCAGCACGATCTGGAATGACGCCATGCTCTGGGTCAAGGACACCTTCACCACGGCATGGGGCGGGCTGCGGAGCATATTCAGCACGGTCGGCTATGGGCTCAAGGTCGCGTGGATCGAGACCACCGCGTTCCTGGCCGACACATGGACCAGCTTCGTCAACGGCGTGCTCACCGCCTGGTACTGGGTCGGGAACAAGATCACACACGCCTGGAACTGGCTCAAGAGCCTGTGGGATGACAGCTTCGACGCCGAAGCCGCCAACGCCGCCGCCGACCAGGCATACGAGGCGACGAAGAAGGGTATCGACGCCGAGGCCGCGGCCCGCAAGAAGGCCATCGAGGACCAGCGTGCGGCGGAACGGGTGGCGGAGGCGAAGGACTATGATGACACCCTCCGCAAGATCGCCTTCGAGACGCAGGCCAGCCGACAGGCGCTCCAGAAGGAGCACGACGCGAAGATCAAGGCCGCTGAGGCGGGCCTGGACGCGGCGCAAAAGGAATGGCAAGGCGCCCGAGGGGCCGCGAAACAGGCCCGTACGGCCAAGGAGTCCGGCGCCTGGGGTCCCCGCAAGACCGGGTCCGATGTCTTCGGCGGCTACAACGACCTCTGGCAGAAAATACAGGGCGCCTCGTCAGGGCTGAGCGACGCAATCAAATCCTCCGTGACCGGCACGTTCAACGCCTCGGCCCTGTTCGGCATGGGCGCGGGAACCGCCGCCGACCGCACGGCCAAGGCCACGGAAGACACCGCCAAGAACACGAAGAAGCTGATCGGCTACATGGCCAACGGCGCGGCGGTGTTTATCTAGGAGTGACCAATGGCGATAGTAGCCGCAAGGAAATATCTGGACGGGGCGACGACCGATTCCGGCCAGGGAGCGACGACGACCGACCTTCAGACGACCGAGCTGCATTACGTCGTCACCGGGACCGACGATGAGGCCGCGGCGATCCAGGCGGTCCGCTCGGAGGCCCCGACGACGCAGAACTACATGGACCGCGGCGCGATCACTGTCGAGGCGACGGGGCCGACTACCTGGGATGCAACGGTCCAGTACGCAATGACGCCCGCCACTGAACTGGAGGTGGGCGAGTCGAGCTACAGCTTCGACACCGGCGGCGGCACACAGCACATCACGCAGGCCCTGTCCCACATCGCCTCTTACGCCCCGGCCGGCAAGACCGCCCCGGACTTTAAGGGCGCCATTGGCGTCACAGCCGACAGCGTCGAGGGCGTGGACATCACCGTGCCGGTCTATAACTTCAGCGAGACGCACATCCTGGCCAACTCGGCGGTGACCAACGCCTACAAAGGCAAGCTGGCCGCCCTGACTGGCAAGACCAACAACGCTGCGTTCAAGGGCTTTGCCATCGGCGAAGCCCTGTTCCTGGGCGCCTCGGGCTCAAAACGCGGCAAGGGCGACTGGGAGATCAGCTTCCGCTTCGCCGCCAGCCCGAACAAGACCGGCCTGACCGTCGGCGACATCACCGGCATCGCCAAGAAGGGCTGGGAATACCTGTGGGTCCGCTACGAGGACAGCGTGGACGCCACCGCCAAGGCCCTGGTGAAGAAGCCGTTGGCCGTCTACATCGAGAAGGTCTATGACGAAGGCAGCTTCGCCGACCTTGCCATAGGGACAACATGACCGCGGCAGAACTCAGAGCCAAGTTGCGATTGACGCCCGAGCGGTGCGAGTGGGCGCTTCGCCATGTGCGCATAGCGGAATTGTGTGGCCAGGGCGACGACCCACTGTGCCAGTTTGCGGCGGACGCCCTGGCGGACCTGGAAGTTCTCCTGCGCGAGATCAGACCGTTCTTGGAGGCAAGCCATCGTGGGTGACTCGCTGAAAAAGGTCCAACCAGGCGACCCGCTCCGCATCCCGGCCGCGACGTTCAACACGCTGATCGACGTGGCCCGCGACCACCTGGCCAGCCGTCAGAACGCCAAGCGCCGGCCGGGAATGGCCCTGCCGCCTCCAGGAGTGATCCTGACGGTCAAGAACGACAGCGGCGAAGACCGTGCCCGGTTCGAGGTGCTCGGCCTGGACGAGCCGGTCTTCCCGCCCGAAGACAACACCGCCGACTTTTCGCATGGGCCGGTCATGTCGGGCATCTACCCAGCCGATCCCGACCACCTGGGCGCGTTCGTGGTCCTATTAGAGCCTATCGCCAGCGGGGCCGTCGGCCGGGCCATCGTCCAGGGCGCCGTGTACGTCCAGGTCCAGATCGACGACCTCGACAAGGCCGACTGGGCTGACATCACCGACGGCGAGCCGGGCTACCTGACAGCCGCCGAAAGCGGCTCAGCCAGAATCCTCTGGTACGATGGCGAAGAGACAGGGACGCTCTGGTGCGTCTGCCTGCTCGGCGCCGGCGGGGGTTCTGCTGGCAGCACCGATGATTCCGGCGGCTCGTTCACCGCCCATTACTCCATGAGCCGTTATTTCACCGAGTGGCCGGAGGAAACGCCCGCATTCTGGTCGCTGGGTGGTTCTCTTAACTCGTTCATCCAGATCGCGATGGACGTTCGGAAGTGCCAGTACGACCTGCCGACCGGCAACCACCCCGGCTGCACGCTCGCCAAGGCCAACCAGGGCTTCGCGGGCAACTGCCTGGCCTCCTGGGCCGGCGACGATGACACTTGGTTCGATCTGGGCTATACGGCCCATGATGCGACTGGCGATCTGATCGGCGAGGGCGTCGAGGCAATACCGTATTTTCACATTCAGGCCCGCGTCACCACGTCGGGCAGTCTGGAACTCAGGACCGTCAACGACGGCGACTCTATGCTCAGTTGCGTGATTGCCGGGGCGGTTTGGCGCAAGAGCCACCCGCAGGCCCCCGGCACAATCGAATTTGGGGCAGGCGGCTGCCACGACGACACGGACTGGGGCGACGGCGTTTGGGAGCCGGAATCGTGAGCGGCTCCCGCTGGCCCGACATCCAGTTCGCGGTCCTTCGCGGCAGGCCCGCCGTCAATCGGCACCTTCGCCGCTTCGGCCAGTCGGTAGCCCATTACCGCGAGTTCCCCGGCTCGGCCACATGGCAGGGCATCTTCGCCGTCCGCAACGCTATGTTCCGGTGGTTCCTGGACGAATGCGCCCTGCCGTGGCTGGTCATGCTCGACGACGACATCGTCCTGACGGCCGAGAGCCAGCCCTTCCTGGCCAGCCAGGCCGACGTGACGGGCCCTCACGTCGTAGGCGCGTCCGACGGCATCGAAGTCCACCCGCACACCCTTTCCGCCGCCGCCGTCAAGCTTTCGCGAGCGGCGGTCGCGGCGCTGGGCGAGTGCTGGAAACCGCCAGCCGACGGGAGTTGCGGCTGCCCGATCCTCTTCAACGCCTGCATCCGCGCCGGCATAGCCCCCGCCAAAGCCGGCGTCGTCGGCCACCGCGTGCCCGTGACGGTCTTTCCCGGCCCAGTCTTCGTTCTGGACGCCGACGTGCGGGGGCTGTAAGGCGTGGTCGGCCACTGCGTAAATATCGTTATCGTCCCGACCGACAAGGGCGTCATCCAGCGCTGGCCGGCGGGGGGATAAGGGCAAATCATCAAGTCATCGGGCGGGGCTTACACCAGCAAGACCCCATCACCTTTCACAGCGCACCAAGACGCTTGCTACTCGACGGCCGGGGTCCAGCAGCAGCGACAGCCGTCCTCCGAGGTACATTTGGCGTGCGGCATCAATCTCCTGGCTCCTTTCACGGTGAAGATCTTCCCCTCCATCGCTGCGCATGCGTGACATACCCCATCATCTCCCGCAGTGGACCACTCAACCTTCACCTCGAACTCCTCTGCGCCAAGAGCTTCTATCTGGTCGAGTTGTCTCTCAGCTTGCGTACGGCGCCACTCCGTTAAGGCGATTTTGGTGAATGCGTCCGCCTCGGTCCTGGATATCCCTGGAATGCTCTTGCCTATCGTTCTGGCGACCTCCGGCCAGTTCTTGCCGTGAGCCAGCAGCAGTCTCGCGATCTCCAGCGGGTCTTTGGTATGGGCGAGTCTGCCGGCCACACGTTCCTTTTCCTCCGCAAGCCGCCTCTGTTCTGACAAGAACTCATCGTGTGTTCCCCCGCGGCTAATGAACCACTGCTCCGCGATTTGCTCGGCTTGGGCTTCCGTAGCCAGCACTTTCTTTCCGTCACTTGGCCGGGTTCGCACGTAGATGAATTGGCCGCAGTGAGGACACTTCTTCTTCCTGCCCGGCCTCTTCTCCAGGCCATGATTGCAGTTTGGACAGATCGCGTCAACATTGTCAAAGGCTTCAGCCACACTGAGCCGGGCGAGGCGCACCGGCGCCACAGACTGAATCCGCATACCAGCACCGATTGTTTGCGGGGCAGATACAATCGCGACATTGCCGCACTCTGGACAAGTCTCCGCCTGACCTACGAGTGAGTCCGGGACGCTCATCATCTCCCCGCATTTCGGACATTGGAACTCGATCATGGTCTTCTTGCTCCATTCTGCCGCCTTGGCATCGCACATCAGCCAGTCTCTGTGATGAAACGCCATTCTACCGCACCGGAGCGGGTCCATCATCCATCATCCATCATCCTATGCCTTCCAGCCGCTGCTTCAGCAGCGTCACGCGCCGGCGGGCATCCATGTTCTTGACGGCGATGGCCAGGGCCTTCAGCGTGCCCACCAGCACCACCAGCTTGCGGCTGCGGGTAAGGTGCCGGACTTCGAGACGATGGCGGCGATTCTTGCCAACGTCGGTCGTTTCTGCCATAATCAGCCCAACGCAACGGGAGAATCAGCATGAAGAACGTGGAAATGACCGTCGAGGGCGACATTTTGACCATCAAGGTAGACCTGACCAAGGAATTCGGCCCGTCGTCCTCCGGCAAGACGATCATCATCGCCTCCACCGAGGGCAACGTGTCGGTTCCTGACCGGGAGGAAAAGATCGGGCTGAACGTATATCGCAAGAAACCATGAGGATGTCAGCATCGAGGCTCTGCCAAATCGCCCGTGACGGCAAGGCCCCGGCGTGAAGATCGGCCGGCACTGGCTCGCCGGCACAGCAGCCGTAAGGAGTTATCTATGGTGCGGCCAGAACGTGAAGTACACCAGTCGATCTGGGAGCTACTGAAGAATCTTCGGGGGCTTGACCCGCTGAAGCAAGTGTTCTGGTCGCAGCTAAACTACCAGCGCGTCAATGAGCCCATATCCCGACGCGGGTGGGGCCAGCTCGCCACCGAATCGCTTGCTGAAGACCCGGTGTTGTTCGCCACCGGAGGCAGCGACAACTCATTCCATGTCATCTATGCTCGGCTGGACTCGCCCGATCTTCGCCTGGGCATGGAGCGCCCGGTAGTGTCGCGCCTCCTTCAGGAACACCCTTATTCGCTCTTCATATTCTCCAACAAGCGCCAAGACCACTGGCACTTCGTAAACGTCAAGCTGGGCGAAGATCACCAGAAGCGGCGACTCTTCCGCCGAATTACCATCGGCCCGCTGGAGCGCCTGCGAACCGCCTCCGAGCGGGTGGCCATGCTGGACCTGGCGTCGATCAACCTCAACCTCTTTGGCATTTCGACGCTGGAAATCCAAAACCGCCACGACCAGGCCTTTGACGTTGAATCCGTCACGAAGCAGTTCTACGAGGAATACAAGGCCGTCTTCAATTTGTTACGGGATGATCTTGGCAAGCAGACTCGTGACGAACATTGGGCGCACGATTACGCCCTTCAGTTCCTTAACCGCTGCATGTTCCTCTACTTCGTGCAACGTAAGGGCTGGCTGGGCGATGATGCCGAGTTTCTCGGCGCCTTCTGGAACGCCTACAACAAGGCGGGCCAGCCGAACGACACGTTCTTCTCCAAGTGGCTCAGCGTCTTGTTCTTCGAGGCGTTCAACAACAAGTTCCACGGCGGGCACAAACACTTCCCGGACACTGTCCGCGATGCTCTTCAGATGGCCCCGTTCCTCAACGGCGGCCTGTTCTCGGAAAACGACCTGGACCACCAATACGATTTCGATATCGCCGACGTGCGGTTCAAGCAGATCTTCACCTTCCTGGAGCGGTACAACTTCACCATCGCCGAAGACAGCCCCCTCGACCAGGAAGTTGCCGTGGACCCCGAGATGATCGGCAAGGTGTACGAGTCGTTGGTCAATCTTTCCGAGGAGGCCGAGGAGGCCGACGAACGCGGCGATGCGGGCATTTTCTACACGCCCCGCACCGAGATTGACCTCATGTGCCGCCTGGCCCTGGTGGACAACCTGGCTAACCATCTGGGCGATAAGCACAAGAACCTGTTCTACGAGGCCGTCTTTGCCATTCAGCTAGACGAGAAACAGTGCGCCGACGCCGGCTTGGCCAAGGCCAAGCTCTGGCCGGCAGTGGACGAGCACCTCCAGCGGATCACCGTGGCGGACCTGGCCTGCGGGTCGGGCTCGTTCCTGGTCGGAATGCTGCACATCCTGGACGACCTGCGCGCCCGGGCCGCCGGACAAGTCGGCCGAAAGGAGTCGCCTTACGACCGCAAGAAAGGCATCATCGGCCGCAGCCTTTACGGTGTGGACGTGATGGAATGGGCTTGCCACGTGGCCGAGCTGCGCCTGTGGCTTGCCCTGATTATCGACGTGGAGATGTCCCGCGAGGAACTCCACGTCCGCCAGGAGCCGCTGCTGCCGCACTTCTCCTTCAAGATTCGTTGCGGCGACAGTCTGGTTCAGGAGGTCGGCGGCATATCCCTGAGCCGCCGCCGCGGCAACATGGACATCCCCAAGGTCATCAAGGACCGGCTCCGCAAGCTCCAGAATGCCAAGCTCGCCTTCTTCAACAACGAAGTTCCTGGAGCTGACTATGACAGAGAGAAGAAGCGGATCGAGAGCGACGAAGTCGTCATCTTCCGTGACCTGCTCGGCAACCGGGCAGCCGCGCTGGATGAAGAGGCCAAGAAGCTCATGCGCATCCAGGCTGAAAAGCCGGCCACACAGCGCAACCTGCTCACGGGCGAGGCCGATGGGCCAGCCAGGCAGATGTCCCTCGCCCATGAAGAGCGGGAGAAGCAGATTGCCGATCTGATGGAAGAGGTTGCAGCCCTGAAGCAGCAGCAGGCCGCCCTTCGCCATCCCAAGGATGTGCCTCTGGTCTGGGACATCGCCTTCGCCGAGGTAATGGAATCCGACACGGGCGGCTTCGACATCGTCGTAGGCAACCCGCCTTATGTCCGCCAAGAAAGCATCGCCGCCCCCATCGTCAGCGGCAGGCAGGTTACGGAGGACAAGAAGGAATACAAGGCCATGCTCGCCCGGTCGGTCTACCAGGCCTGGCCAGCCTTCTTCGGTTACAAGGCCAACAGCGAAAAGCCTGCCCGCAAGATCAACGCCAAGAGCGACTTATATGTCTATTTCTACTTCCACGGCCTGTCGCTGCTGAACACCAAGGGCTCGTTCTGCTTCATCACCTCGAACTCTTGGCTGGATGTCGCCTACGGCGCCGACCTCCAGGAGTTCCTGCTGCGGCACGGCCATGTGAAGATGGTCATCGACAACCAGGCTAAGCGGTCCTTCGCCTCGGCCGACATAAACACGGTGATCGCCCTGCTTTCCCGGCCGGATGACCACAACGATGGAGGACTATCCCACACCGCCCGGTTCATAATGTTCAAGGTGCCTTTTGAACAGGCGCTTTCACCGATCCTCTACCAGGAAATAGAGGAGACTCGCCACCGAAAATCGACTGCCGAATACCGGCTGTTTTCGCTCACCCAACTGGACTTGTTTCACGACGGCTGCATGGCGATAAAAGGCGACGACGACGGAGAAACAGCTACCCCTCATCGCCGCTCGTTACTTGAGGCGCCTAGCTATGGCCCCAACAAATGGGGCGGAAAGTATCTTAGAGCACCAGAGATATATTGGGCCATCAAAGAGAAGGCCAGCGACAGGCTTGTCCCTCTTCGTGAGCTCGGAGACGTTCGTCGTGGCTTGACAACGGGCGCAAATGATTTCTTCTTTGTTCGCGTAGCTTCTTCGCAGGATGGTGTCGCGGAGATCGTCTGTGACGACGATAGCATCCATCGAATCGAAGAGGAGTTCGTGACGCTTCCTGTCATTGTCAAAGCGAGGGAACTCCGCCGGCCTCATCTTACCCTTTCTGACGTTTCTTACAAACTTGTAAGCCTAAACGATGTTACCGGCCGGCATCGTTTTGCCCTCTCATACATCAAGCGCGGTGAGCGACTTGGCTACCACGAGCGCCCAACTCTCAGGGTCCGTGATCCTTGGTATCGCATCGATGTCAGATCGGCCGCAGATATCCTCATACCAATAGGACACAAACGACGGCCGGTGGTGGCTATCAGTCCGAACGCCTGTGCCAGCGACAATCTTGTCGAGGTCAGGTTACACAATCCATCATGGCGCAAGATCGTGGCCGGCAGCGTTCTATCAGCGTTTACACTCATGGTCTATGAGATCGCGGGCCGGGCTAATTTCGGTCAGGGACTTTTGAAGACACAGACATATGAACTTGGCGACCTGCCAGTCTTGGACCCTCGCACGATCAGCACGGAACACTTGAAACATTTCGGCGCGTGCTTTGACCGAGTAGCCACTCGTGAACCGCTTATGTTCTACGATGAGGTGCGCAGAGAGGATCGAAGGGCCCTCGATGAGGCGTACTTGGAAGCGTTAGGTTTTTCTGACTCACGACAGCGACGCCTGTTGGTTTCCGAATTACAGAATGCTACTTGCCAGATGATCTGGTCGCGTATGGCGAAGAGCGATACAGCCAGAGAGGCAAGACAAAGCTTCGACGACTGGTACAAGAGCGGCTTACCGTTTGCTCTCGATGAAGTTGACGAGTTATAGAGTGGAAGGAGCAGAGAGACTATTGAACATGACCAGTTACACAATCTGGATGACTCAGCGTCACGGACGTGTCGTAGGTTTCCCGGTCTTCGTGCCTGGCGTGACTGCTCATATATAGGGGTTCCTTGTGTGGGAGCTTCAAAATGAGATTGTCGGTCTGTTGAAGGATTTCCGCGGCGAAGAGCCGCTGAAGAAGCTCTTTTGGTCTGCACTGGGTTACGACCGCACCGAGGCGTCATTCCCCCAGCGGCTTATGGACGAAAACCTGGCCTCCCAATTCCATGAAGTCCGCTTGTTCGCTAGATATCAGGGTTTGCACGTCATCTATGCCAGAATGACTTCCCAACACGATGGTGCCGCCGCCATGCGGGCGCTGGCAGATCACGTCAAGCAAGTCATGCCGTATGCTCTGCTGGTGTTTTCCGATGCAGGTCAGGTTGCCTGGAACCTGGTGTTTCACCGCGCCGGGCGGGACGGCGAAGAACTCCGACACCTGCGGATCGGACCCGATGGGGATAGCACGCCTAAACTGGCTGCCCAACTCGCGCGTTTGCGGACATATGCGAAAGACGGCCGAGATAGGCCCCTTGCTGGCCTGCTTAATGCGTTTGACACCGTATTCAGCCGCGGACGAAGACAGTTTGAGCCTGCCAAGCAAGGACGGGATGGTGATACACCCTATTGGCGGGACGTGCGGCGTTATCCGCGTTTGTCAGCCAAGGAGGAACGGGATATCGTTGTACGGCTGACTCAGCTCCGCATCGAGCGCACGGGCAACAAGGACGCCAGTCGGGAGTATCTCGATGTGCGTAATGCACTGGTCTGCGCGAATCTTCTGCTTTCGGCATACTTTGCTATGCGGTTGGCAAAGAGGCAGTACGCAGGGGGGCTTGATCTTGACGATTTGATCCAACTTGGCAACATCGGTTTGATTCGAGCTGCCAACTGCTTCGACGCCCAGCGAGGCACCAGGTTTTCGACCTATGCCGTGCGGGCGATTAAGACCCACCTATTGCGTGCGATGATCGTGTATTACGGGCTGGTGAGGCGGGTGGATGCAAATGAACGCCCACTCTTCAAGCGTTCCGTGGTTGATGTTTTGGAGCGGCACGATCTGCGAGACCTAAACGCCGTAGGTCCGGAACGCGGGCTTGTTCTGCATGAACGACGCGATGCTGTTCGCATGGCCGTAGATCGACTGAAGCCGATGGAACGGGTCGTCATCAGCGCCAGGTTCGGTCTGATTACTGGCAACGAGCAAACACTGGAAGAAACCGGGAAAAGCATTAGACTGACACGGGAGAGCGTGCGACAGATCGAGAGTAAGGCACTTGCCCGGCTCGGGTTCCTGTTAAACGCTGACGGCACGCCAAGCGGCCGGGAGACAAGGAATGCCCACGCACGACATAATTGACAACCGCAAGGAAAAGCTGGTTGACCACATCAACCAGATACTCTCCAGCACCGAATCGGCCCGGTTTGCCGTCGGGTACTTCTTCCTGTCGGGGCTGACCTCCATTGGCCAGAAGCTGGCCGACGTGAAGGAATTGCGCCTGTTGATCGGCAACACGACGAACCGCCAGACGCTGGAACAGCTTGCCGAAGGATACAGGCGGCTGGAACTGGTCAAGGATAAAATCGAGGAGGAGGCGTACCCCAAGCGGACCGCAGTCAAGGAAATGGCCGGCGAGACGGCCGAAAACATCCGCGAAGCGGTCAGCCTGATGGACCAGACCGACGAGGCGGAAACTTTGGTGCGCGGCATGGTGCGGATGATCGAGGAAAAGCGTCTGAAGGTGAAGGTCTACACCAAGGGCCGGATGCACGCCAAGGCGTACATCTTTGACTACGGCAAGGTGTTCGATGGCAAGGGCAAGACCGTGGACCGCCATGAGAAGGGCATTGCCATCGTAGGTTCGTCCAACCTCACTCTGTCGGGCGTGACGCACAACACGGAACTGAACGTCGTCGTCCAGGGCAACGACAACCACGCGGAACTTGTCTGCTGGTTCGACGAGCTGTGGAAGGAGTCACAGGACTTCGATGAAGCCCTGATGCAAGAGATGAAGCAGTCGTGGGCGGCAGCCTCCGTTCGCCCCTACGACATCTACATGAAGACGCTGTACGCGCTGGTCAGGGACCGGCTGGAAGGCGCCGACGACCAGGATCTGCTGTGGGACGACGATGTTACCAAGCTTCTGGCCGACTTCCAGAAGGTGGCGGTGCGGCAGGCGATCCAGATGGTCCGTGATTACGGCGGCGCATTCGTGGCCGACGTGGTTGGCATGGGCAAGAGCTACATCGGTGCGGCCATCGTCAAGCACTTCGAGCGGGTTGAGCGTGCCCGGCCGCTTATCATCTGCCCGGCGCCCCTTGTGGAGATGTGGGAGCGGTACAACGAGGTCTATCAACTCAATGCCCGCGTCCTGTCGATGGGCTATCTCCACGAGGACGACGGGGACCGGTTTGCCAATTTCCTGCGCGATGACGTGAAGTACCGTGACCGGGATTTTGTGCTGATCGACGAAAGCCACAACTTCCGCCACAGCGACACGCAGCGATATCGGGTTGTCCAGGATTTTCTCAAGGTCGGCAAGCGGTGCTGTTTCCTGACGGCCACGCCGCGGAACAAGAGCGCCTGGGACGTGTACCATCAGATTAAGCTGTTTCACCCTGACGACAAGACGGACCTGCCCATATCGCCGCCAGACCTGAAGGAATACTTCAAGCAGATAGAGAAAGGCGAGAAGCAGATTCAGGAACTCTTGCGTCACATCCTGATTCGGCGACTGCGCAGCCACATTCTGCGCTTCTACGGCTTTGATGCTGAAACGCACCAACAGGTCGATCCGTCCCGGTGGAAGGAGTACGTGGATGGCACGCGCCGGGCGTATGTCATGGTCGGCGGCAGGCATCAGTTCTTTCCCACCCGTGAATTGGAAACCATCGAGTACAGCATCGAGGACACCTATCAGGGCCTCTACCAGCAGTTGCGCGGGTATCTGGGCAAGAGGCGTAAGGGCCAGCCGGCGACCCCCCACCTGGATGAACTGACCTATGCTCGTTATGGCCTGTGGCACTACCTGCCGGAAGAGAAGCGCCGCCGGGAGCCCTACGCCAGCCTTAAGCGGGCCGGGGTCAACCTCCGCGGCCTGATGCGCATTCTGCTGTTCAAGCGGTTCGAGTCCAGTGTGGAGGCCTTCCGTTGCACAATTGGGCGGCTGATCACCGGACACAAGCGATTCCTGGATGCCCTGCGCCAGGGCATCGTGGCCGCCGGCGAAGAGGCGCAGGCGATCCTCTATGACCCCAACGAGGCGGAGGAACGAGATATCGTGGAGGCGTTGCGGGGTGTTGAAGGCAAGTACCCGGCCAGCGACTTCGACACAGACCGACTTGAGGCGCACATCGAGCACGACCTGAAGCTGCTGCAGAAGATTCTGAAGGCGGTGGCGCCCATAACACCTGAACGAGATGCCAAGCTTCAGACGCTTATCCGTCGCTTGAACCAGAAGCCCCTCAAGAACGGCAAGCGGCTGATCTTCACTCAGTATGCGGACACGGCTCGGTACATCTTCGATAACCTGAACCCCGATGCAAGGCGCGACGACATCGAGGTCATCTTCAGCGGGGACAAGTCCAAGGTCAAGGTCGTTGGACGTTTCGCGCCCAAGGCCAACCCCGAGTACAAGTTCCAGGGCGGCGAATCTGAGATCACGACGCTTGTGGCCACGGACGTGCTGGCCGAAGGTCTGAACCTTCAGGATTGCGATAACATCATCAATTACGACCTCCACTGGAACCCCGTGAAGCTGATTCAGCGGTTCGGCCGCATCGACCGAATCGGATCGGAGCATCTGATCATTTACGGGTTCAACTTCCTGCCGGAAACGGGAATCGAGCGGCAGTTGGGGCTCCGGCAGAAGCTGCACAACCGCATACAGGAGATTCATGACAGCATCGGGGAAGACTCGGCCATCCTGGACAAGAGTGAGCGGCTTAACGAGGAGGCCATGTACGCAATCTACGAGAAACAAGGCGGACAGCTCGCGCTCTTCGATGACGAAGACGAGCAGGAAATCCTCGACATCAACGAGGCCGAAGAGATCCTCCGGCAACTCCGAAAGGATGACCCGGCCGAATACGAGCGAATCGCCAATCTCCACGACGGCATCCGCACTGCCCGGTCGTCCACCTACAAGGGCGTGTACGTCTTCTGCCAGGCCGGGCGATACCAGCAACTCTTCATGGTCGATCCGCAGGGTCAGATACTTTCGCGCGACATCCCCAAGGTGCTCGGAGCCATCAAGTGCGGGCCGGACCTGAAGGCCGACGACCTGCCCAAGAACTACAATCAGGCGGTCATGCGGGTCCAGCGTCAGTTCGCCGAAGAGGTCAAACACCGCCAGACGGAGCGGGAGCATACGCTTTCCCTGACGCATGGGCAGCGTTATGTCCTGCGAGAGCTTCGTGTGCTCTTCGGGCTAACCGGTGACGAGGACGTGCGGGGACAGGTCAACATCCTGGAAAAAGCATTTCGTGCCCCGGTCACAAGAGTGCTCAATCAGGAGCTCAATCGAATCCGCCGGAACGGGATTGCCGGCCAAACCTTGTTGAAACTCCTGAGTGATCTCTACCTCCAACACAACATGCGGGAATGGCTGGACAGGCCGAGCCTGGACTTCGGAGAGAAACCCGTTCCCAAGATCGTGTGCAGCGAAGCGCTTATCTAAGGACAAACGCCATGATCGAGAACAACCCCACCAACGTGTCGTCAGCGTTCGAGATGCTGCTGGAAGAAGTTGAGGCCGAGAAGTGTCGCCGGGCGGGTTAAAACCGGCCAGTAGTGGGCGGGTCAAAACCGGCCAGTAGTTGTTGTTGATCTATACCTCACTGGGGTTATTCCTGGCAAGCTTCTTCCGCGGCAGATTGCTTGCCAGAGCGGGGCTTCGTCGGGGGTTCCGGGGCTGGGTGGTCCTTCAGCCGGTAGCTGCGGCCGGTGATCGTGATGATCTCGGCATGATGCAGGAACCGGTCCAGGATCGCCGTGGCACTGGGCACGTCGCCGATCAGCTTGCCCCAGTCCTCCAGCGGCCTGTTCGAGGTCATCATCGTCGATTTCGTCTCGTACCGCCGCATGATGATCTCGAAGAGATACTCCCCGGACCGCTTGGGCAACTGCTTAATGCCCATGTCGTCGATTATCAACAAGTCCGGCTTGAGGTAGCGGGCCAGGACCTTCTCCTGGCCGTCGAAGGCCTCGTCGTGCAGGAAGTCCCGCACCACGTCGAAGATCGACCGGTACAGCACCAGCAGACCCGCCTTGATCGCCTGGTAGCCGATGGCCTGGGCCAGGTGGCTCTTGCCCGTGCCGGGCGGGCCAAGCAGCAGCACATCCTTGCCCTGGTGAATGAACTGGCATGTGGCAAGGTCGAAGACCTGCTTCTTCTTGATCGACGGGTTAAAATGCCAGTCGAAGTCCTCGAGCGTCTTCTGCTCGCGGAACGCCGCGGACTTCACGCGGCGGCCCACCAGCCGATCCGAGCGGATGGCCAGCTCGTCCTGAAGCACCAGCTCCAGGAACTCAGCATGGCTGAGCCGATTGCCGGCGGCCTCCTGCAATCGGACCTCCAGTGTCTGGCTCATGCCTGACAGCCGCAACTTCTTCAACGCGCTCTGTAACGATTCGTTCATGACATTCCTTTCATTGCCTGCCTTGGGCAGGTTCCAGGGGTTCAAGGGCCGCGGGATCCTGAAGAATGGATGCCCGCACGATGTGCCCATAGTCCGACATGTTGCGGATAATCTCGTGTTCGGCCAGGAACTCGAACTGCTCCTGCTCGCATCCGCCACGTTTGATGAGCTCCCGTACGCTGCGCAGGCGGAAGGCCCGATGCGTCAGTGCGATTCGGCATGCCCGGTCGATGCTGTCGCTGTCATGCCGATTGGCCAGGTGGATCAGGCCCTGCAGCACTCGCAGGCCGGCTATGCCGCGATCCACCAGCATCTCAGCCGCCCACTTCTCGGCGTTATCACCGATCATGCCCGCCTTCCGCAGCAGCCAGCCCGTTCCCCTCTCTATGCCGGAGATCTTGCGGGCGTCGATGTGCGGCCCCTGCGTGCTGAACTGGCCAGGCTGGCGCTGGGCATGGACGGCGATCTGCTCCAGCCGCTTGTTGTAGACCCGTACCAAGCGCCCATCCCAGCGGACCCACAGCGTCCGGCCCAGGTACTCCGGCGGCACAGAGTAGTACGCCTTTGCCACCTCGATGTGCCCGTCGCGGTTCACCCGACGCTGACCCTCGTGGAAGAACGGGAACCTGCCCGCCGGCAAGGGCAGCAGCGCCGGCTTGTCCGCGTCCTGGAACATCCTGCCTACCTGCCTGCGCGTCGTACCGTGAATGCGGGTGTCGGCGACAGTGGATTCCCACTGCTGGAGGTGGCGGTTCTCTTCGGCCAGGCTGCTGAACGTCCGTCCCTTGAGGGCATTGTCCTGCACGTAGGCGATGCCGCGTTCCACCTTGCCCTTGTGGCGAGGCGTGTAGGGCTTAGTGGGCATGATCACCGTGCCGTAGTGCTCACAGAACGACTGGACCTTGGGATTCAGTTCCGGGTCGTACCAGTCCGGGTGCTTTACCGCGGCCTTAAGGTTGTCAATCGTCGTGATCCTGGGCACCCCGCCCCAGTCCCAAAAGGCGTTCTCCAGGCACAGCAGGAAGTCATCCGTCGTCTGCCGTAGCACCGCCTCGCTGTAGCCCTTGCGGCTGCAGCCCAGCACAGTTCGAAAGACGTGGCTCTTGCAACGCCGTCCGTCAGCACCAACGATGGGCGCCCCGGTGCCGAAGTCCACCTGGCACTCCTGGCCTGGCAGGCACTCCATACGGCGGAATGGAAGCGGCGTCGCCGCTCCCAACTTCCGCACGAACCGCTTGACGCTGTCATAGCCGCTGCCAAAGCCGTGGTCGCTGACCAGGTCCTGGTGAATCCGCTGGGCCGACAAGCCCTGATCCAGCTTGGCCAGGATGATCTGATGGTACGGCCCGCAGTCGCTGATTGGCCCTGACTTGCCGCACTCGGGAGGAATGCAGGCGGCCCCGATCGAGTCGAGGCCGCCCGTGCCGTATGGCTCCGCCGCGGCGCTCGGGTTGCTTCCCAGCAGAGCCCTATCCTCCGCGACGGCGTTGCTCAGGCTATCGTCTGCTGCCGTTGGCAGTAAAGCGATAAATCCATCTTCCGTCCAAGGCTGGACCCCGGATGTGTTCCAGGGCCCGCCCGAAGAACCCGCGGACCCGGTGGGCAGGTTACTGGCCGGGTTTGGTTCGCTCGCAGAGCCGGTGGGCAGGTTGGGCACCCCATCCGACCCGGTGGGCGGGTTTGTGGCCGGTTTTGACCCTGCCGGACAGGCAGGCCCCACCCCAGCCAGTCGCAGATGCCGGGCTACCGTCTCGCGGTGAATGCCCAGCTCTCGTGCGATCTGGCGGTCCGACCAGCCAGCCTTGTGCAACGTAAGTATCGAGAAAACCTTGTCCATCTTGAGATCGTTCGCCATCCAGCCGCTCCTTCCTTGCCCCATACGGGGAAAGGAAAGAGAGTACCGATTGATGACGACCTTTCCTCAGATGGCCGGTTTTCACCTGCCCAGCCCTGGCCGGTTTTGCCCGCCCGCCGACAGAGAAGAAGAAGCAGTCCTACGGCGGCTGCATGGCGGACCATTTCAGCTGGGCATTATTTACATATGGAGGTTCCCCTCCAACGCAGCCAGAAGAGCTGCAGAAGCAGGGCGAACTGTGCAACTCTGCATCCTGGGGTGGACCTCCCGTGTCAGGCCCATGGTCGACCAGCGGCGTGGCTGCGCGTACCCATGGCCAAGTCCCGTAACTTACGGAGAAGGATTGACATGGCGACGAAGGCCCAGGTAGCAGCAGTAGTTGTGGCGAATCTACAACAGGCGTTGGAAACGGCGGACGAGATTAGTCTGGTCGAGAACGTCCGCAAGTATGCCGCCGCCAAGGGGATGATCACCGACATCCCCAGGTATGCCCGCTTGCGGCTGACGTCCGCCGAGAAGGCATGGGCGGCAGTCCTCTTCATGGACATGCGGGACTCCACGGCCAGGGCGAAGGCGGTCGGCGCAAGGGCGACGTTCGTGACCATGCACGCGCTGCTTCCCGCCATGGCGCTGCTGGTCAACGACGCGGGAGGCTACATCGTCGGCTTTCGCGGGGACGGGTTGTTCGCCGCGTTCGGCATCGACGAGTACGCGACGAATCCGGCCGGCCGAAGCAAGGGCGAAGCCGTTCAAGGGGCCGCAGTCTGTGGCCAGACCATGCTCGAAGCGGTGGCCGACGTCGTGAACCCGCTGCTCGCCCGTTTTGAACTCCCGGCCGGTGTCCGCATCGGCGTGGGCGTCGACCAGGGCGAGATCGTCATCACGAGGATCGGCCTCGACGATGCCCACGAGGTCACGGCCTACGGTGACGCGGTCAACACGGCCTCCAAATTGTGTGACCAGGCCGATGGATCTGTCGTGATATCGCCTGCGTGCCTTGGCTCCTACCCGAGCGGCCCGGGTGGCATGACCCGACTGAAACCCACCTACGGGTCGCCGCCCGGCCACGCGGTGGTTTTTCCTTGGCGCATGCTTGGAGAAGGATCATGACGACTCTATCGCAAGCCGAAATACTGAGGATGATACTGGCCGAGCATCCCCGCAAATGGACCCAGGCCTATGTGAACCAGATCATTGAGCGGGCCAACACGCGCATCGAGAACCTGTACGACCGCACCACCGACCTGCCACAGGGGCGAACTCCACCTAAACTTGAGCAGGTCGCCATCGGCAGCGGCAAGCATTATATGCTCGCCATCCTGTTTCTCGATATCTGCAACTTTTCTTCCTGGCCGAGTTCCGATCACGCGGAGCAGGTCACGGTGCTGCGGGTGATGAACGTCTTCATGGCCGAGATGATGAACATCGTGAGGGACTTCGGCGGATTATTCGAGAAGAACACAGGTGACGGGCTCATGGCCTACTTTGGGGCCGACTCCACGGACGACAAAGCCGCTGTGCGCCAGGCCGTTGAATCGGCCGTCGTGATGTACTACGTCAACGAGAAACTCATAGGGCCTTGGCTTGTCCAGCAAGGGTTCCGCCAGATAGCCTTCCGCGTTGGAATCAACTTCGGCGAGGTGACGATAGGCAAGGTTGGCGTGCCGGGTGGTCTCAACTCGTTTGTGGCAATCGGCACGCCGGCGAACATCGCCTGCAAGATCATGCGGCTGATCCCGGACGGTGGCATCTGCGTCGGGAACGAGGTCCACCGTCGCCTTCCCGCGGGCTGGGGCGCCTGGTGTGCGCAAGTCCCTGTGCCTACGGGTTTCGAGTACAAGTCCAATGGGGCGCCGTATCCGGCATGGCGTCTCAATTACCGGCTCGCGCAGCCGACATCGTGAGGAAGAACATGACAACCGAACAGATCCCCAAGTACGACGAAGGTCAACCCGAGAGCCAAACACTGGCGGCTCCACTCCGACCACTTGTCGAGGCCCTGCCGCGGGGCACAACCGAGCCCGCACAAGCATCGGCCCAGACTATGGCGGGTGCGAGCACGGCCGATGCTGACAAGGCCGCTGATTTCCTCTGGAACACCCACAATTACCTGAATGAGTACATCCGGTTTTCTGACACCAAGGCCGGCGTGGTTGTTGTCCTCGCATCCGGGATCATAGCCGCCATGTACGCGGCGAAGCTCCACGTCGGTGTTCTCGGCAAGTGGCCTAGCCAATGGCACTGGTTGGACTGGCTCGCTACGTCCTCATTTGCCCTTCTCGCGGCCACGGTCGCCCTGGCTGTCTGGGCGATCAAGCCGCGCCTCACAAACGATCAGTCTCAGGGCTTTGTGTTCTGGAACAGCATTCGAGGGTTCAGGTCCGCATCCGACTTCTGGTCGGCATTCCGGGCCCAGAGCGTTGACGGCATGGCCGAGCACTTGTCCGCCCACCTGTTCACGCTGGCCGGAGTGTGCAAACGCAAGTACTTCTGGGTGGCCCTGAGCATCTGGGTCGCGCTCGTCGGTGCGGCGTCAGGGGCGGCGGCGGTCCTGCTGAAGGACGTTGTGCCTTAGCTGGCGATGAAGCAACAGAAGCCCCGGGATATCGCGCTAATGTTTTGATTACAGTCATCAGGGCGGTGGGGATCGAACTTTCTAGGTTTTCGGCGGACATGCATTTCGCCCTATGAAACAAGGGTAAAACGACGGGACTCGCAAATGTAAATTGTTTCGCTGCCAGTTACACCGCCTCCAGTCTTCGTTCGCCGCGGCCAAGGCCGCGGCGAACTTCGCCTTGGCAAGCCGGTCTGTTCGGCTTGACAAGGCGAACCCGCAGGGGAAGACTGCCACGGCGAAGCCCGTCCGCGGGCGAAGCCGGGCTCTGTTCGCATGGGTAGCTGCGGCGAACTACTTGTCACGGCGCAGCGGAGCGAAGTCGGACGCCTTGGCAAGCCCTTGTCACGGCGAAGCCCGCAGGGCGAAGACGGAAGGCAATCAAAAGGGAGCGCTATGAACGGTGCCTTCTGGTATGTCTATATGCTCCAAAGCGTACAGCGCCCGGAGCGCTATTACGTGGGCATGACGGAGAACTTGCCCGAGCGTTTGAAGGCCCACAACTCGCTCAAAGTGCCGCACACGTCAAAGTTTGCGCCATGGCGAATCGAAACTGCCGTCGCCTTCCGGGACAAGGAAAAGGCCCTGGCATTCGAGCGGTATCTGAAGACCCACTCCGGGCGGGCTTTCGCCCAAAAGCATTTCTGACGCCTTGGATAACTCCGGCGGGC